TGCATGGAACGCAGGCAGCGGTGCCAGTCCAGCAACCTGGCGGCGTGTCAACGGCGGACGAGGTGCGTTGGGTTTTTTAACTACACTGCCTTGGTTTATCTCTGCCGTTGGGGTTAGGGTTTGTGGCTCCATGACGCCTCCTTAACGCGCGTGGGTTTTTATTTCCGAAGCCACGATGCGATTGGCACCGCATCGTGCGTAGCTTTTTCTATGTTGTGCGCTTGCTCGATGCTCGGCATTCGCTCACCGCGCGCCCATCGCCACACCAATGTGTGATGGACAGACAGCGTTTGCGCCAGGGCGCGGCATGTTGTGCCGGTTGTTTTCATCCACTCTGATAATGTCATGCCCATACCGTGCGGCGCCGCGCTGTTGCCGTCAAGAAAAATAATTTGCCTTAGAGGCAACATACACGTTGACAGGGGGGCAACGCCTTGGCATGGTGGCGCCACAAACAAGGGAACCGAAACATGTCTTACCCCGACTCAATCAACCTGGCCAACTACGACGCAGCACAGGGCACTGACAACGCACCGAACGACGCTGGCGAGTTGGGTTGGATCAAGGCCGCGCTTGAACTGCTGAACGAAGCAGCCGACAATCTGCGCGGAGTTGAACATTCGGACGCGATACTGACCGACACATGCGTTGACGTTGGGCGGGAAATTGAGGTGTTGATTGCAGCTATTGCGCGGCGGATGCCCTAATGAAAGCGCCTTGGACACCTCTTGGAGGGATGAAGACATGAGCCAACAACACACCCGCTTGAGAGCAATGGCCGATCACCTTGTCGGCTTGGTGCTCGCTGATCGTGAGATGTCGCCCGGCACGCGCGCGGCGTTAAAGGAAATGGCCAACGCGCTGGCCAGCGAAGCCGACATTGCGCACGACAACGAAATGAAGCGGTTCGAAGCGCAGATCAAAGCATCATCGTCAAAGCATCGGCCCTCGTTGCGCAACTGGTGGGCAAGGCTGCGGTCATGACCAACACAGCGCGATGCGAACCGCCAGAGAAACTGCGCGCCACCAGCGGGTATCATTGGCTCCGTCGAACAGACCATTGCGGCATCACCCCGCCAGCGATCTGGACTTGGCGCATGCCGGAAGCTGTGTGGCGAGCGCAGGGAATTGAACGGACGCCTGATGATATGCACCACGAATGGGTTGCTGCCGTTGCTCCACCCGCCGACTTTCGCATCACAGTCGCGCAGCTCCGCCTTGCTCTAGCCCGTGCGCTTGTGGCCAACACACCAAATGCCGTGGTGCCGATCGAACCCACCACAGCAATGATCGTGGCGGCAATTGAGCGCCCAGACACCAGCGACAACAGCAACGGACTGTTCTACAGTTTCATCTACCGCGCGATGGTCGCGGCAGCACAGGAGCCGAGCGATGGATGACCATGCTGCCAGCGCAGCATTGCCACAAAAAACGCCCACCATCGCCGAAATTGAACGGGCTATCTGCTGCCCATCCGGCACATGCACATCGCCAACCGCCTGTTACGCCGAGGACCCCACACGCTCCTACCCAGTGCAAATCCAGGATGCGGCGAAGGCGGTGACAAAACTGTATCGCAACACTTGACGCCCGCCACCACATTGCGCACACTGAGCTCGGATGTTTTCCTCCCAACTCGCCCTGGTGCTGCATATTGCGCGCCGGGGCTTTTTTTTTGTGGACTACGGGTAACGCTTCCGATCCAACTCAAAGTGCGGCCCATCTCTGAAACGCGGCCAATCCCCGCCCCAGGTAATTGCAACATCTTCCTCCACCGCCGCACGCTTTACAGCCGCGCCGAGCGCTGTATAGAGCGGCCAATCCCACCGCACTTTGCCTGCCACCAGCGCCGCTAAGTCAACGGCGTGACCGGTCAAATGGCGGCTGGCCATGGTCTGCGATGCACCGGCCGCAACAAGATCTTTCTGCCGCGCAACCGTTCGCATGCCCTCGGTGACGATGAAATCGGCGTGTTCGCGGGCGCGCGTGATGACGCGGGCCAAATCAGAATGCACGCCAGATAGACGTTGGATGTCGCGAGGCGTTAACATTACCCTTGCCCCTCTGCGATGGCGCTAGGCGCGGGCTTTTGCGGTAGCGTCTCGCGCGCTACGCCCTGGATCTTTTCAAATGTCCGCAGTCCGCCCATACCGAGCAGCCCAAGCAGCAGCGGCAGCATTTCGGAAAGATCAGCCGGACGAAGGTCTAGGCTACGCCCGGCAAGCGCCACAGCAAACATCCCAACCGGCAACCCGATCCAATTCCACGCGCACCCCGCAGCGCAAACCCACCCGACAAACGGGCGCCAGCCGGCAATGAACATGCTGCTGCTGCCAGCCTCAACCTTGTTCACATCCATCTGCGCCGCGTCGGCCTTCTGCGCCGCGTCGATCAGCATCTGCATTGCCTCGGCTTTGGCTTTGGCCGCTGCTGCCGGATCAGGAATCAACCCGATCAGCTTGTCGAAGATCGGGCCCAGAAGAGGAATTAACATGGCGAGCATTGCGCTCTCCTAATAAAGCGATGGCAGTTTTTTCAGACATGCCCAGGTCTGAAACTAGCAATTGATTTGCTGGCCCTGCAATTCGCCAACCCGCGTTCATTTCGGGAACATTGCATGCAGCAAGCAATAGCTAGAATGAGTGTTCTGTTTTACTTTCCAGGCCAACTCAGAATCGCAACGCCTGCGCCGATTGCTGCAAGGAACGCCACCACAAACGCCTTAACAACCGTGGTGAGCACGATCTTCTTCGCCAACCGCCAAGCGTCAAGCAAAGATCGCAAATCCCGAACGTCCGACATCGCGGTTTCGTCCTGCAATCCAATAGATCGCAACGCCCGTTTGGCCCCGCACTCGGCAGCTTTCTCAACCATCGCGGTCAGCTCGGCGTCGGTCATTGCTTTATAATCCGCCATGGTTGCTACGGGATGTTGCCGCCCACGGGATTGCTTGCCCCAACGGCAGCAGCAGTGCCAACAACACTACCAAACGGCACAGATGTAGAGGTCCAAGGGGACTCGTTCAGAGGACCATAGCAATCAGCAAGCTGGACCCCGTTAACAAGGTGCGCGCGCTTGACGCACGGGAAGCTCCACATGTTCGACATGCCGCCGCCAGGAGTGGGCGCTGTTGTGAACGCGCGAACGACCTCAGGCATTACAGCCCAAGTAGGCGCCTGGGGGAAATTCTTAACATTGGAGAACAAGCTCCAGACCTTGCCCGGCGGAGCCTTGCAAGAGCCGCCCATCAGGTTCATGTCCGCAATGGCTGGCCCATGAAGAACCGGGCAAACCGACACGCCCTCGCGGAACGTAATGCCGTTGACCACGATGCTCTTGCCGGTGGCGTCCGTGCTGGACGCCGCGCACAGCGCGTATTCACCGTGGCATATTTGTAGAGCGGGGCCAGCAATCGCCGCCGTTGAGCCGATAGCAAGGAGTGATGCAAGTGCGACGATGCGGTTCATGGTCTAGACCTTTACGGCTGTTCCGGCCAAGTCACGCTCTGCGGGAACCCGGCTTGCGCTGGCACATCGCGTAGAGCCTGACGGTAGGCGGCCCATGTGGGCTTGTCCGCCGTGCTATCTGCGATCTGTGTCCAGTCCGTTGCAGCAAGGCGGGCGTTACGATCTGCGCGAACAGCGGCGGCCTGTTGTGCAGCGTTGGCGTTAATCTCATCCTGAGACAGTGCCTCGACAGCCCACTGCTGGATCCAGGATTGCCCATCATACATCGGAGCAAGCTCAACCACTCGCTGCGCCAGTGGATCAACCACCGGCTGATCCGCAAAGTGAACCGGGAACACGTTCCACTCAGCCAGACTATCCGGCGAGATGCCGCCAGAGGGAAAGCTGGTCGAGGGGTTATCCCGGATCAAATCGGTCTGCGTGTAGGGATACGCGACGATCTGGCTGTCGATGGCTTTGACGTAGAGCATGTCAGTCTCCTAGTTGCTGGCGCAGAACTTCCAGCATCACCTTAGCCTTCTTCTGCTCCATCCGCTCGGATGCAAGCAGCCCCGTTAGCTGATCAGCAAAAACAAGCAGTTCTGAACGCTCATCAGCAGCCATGGCGGCAATGTTTGCCAGAGCCAGTGTGTAATTGTCGATGTTAATCTGGTAGTGCATCACCTCTTGCTTGCGGGCATCAAGGTTGGTCTGGAGGATTTCTTCGCGAGTCTTGGGGGGTTCCGCTTCAGTCATTGTTATCTCCTAGTTAATTGTGTTGAATGCTACGCTTTGTCCGGTTCCGGTAGGGAGGGTGGCAGGATCGCTATACTTTGTTCCAAAGCCAGAACCTGACCAGGGGTAAGCTGACACATAAGGCGAAGTGATGTGAGCAACAGCAATGGCCGAGCCGTCAAAACTAAATGCTACGTCATATCCGCCGCCGGTAGGCAGGGTAGAAGGATTGCTATACTTGGTTCCAAAACCAGAACCTGACCATGGGTAGGTTGATACATAAGGAGAAGTAAAGTGAGCAACAGCAATAGCAGAGCCGTCAGGGCTAAATGCTACGCCCAGTCCTTGCCCAGTAGGAAGGGTGGCAGGGTTGCTATACTTGACTCCAAAACCAGAACCCGACCAAGGATAAATTGATATATTAGCCCCTGATGGGTGCCCAACAGCAATAGCAGTGCTGTTGGGGCTAAACGCTACGCCGTATCCATCGCCGTCAGGAAGAGTGGCAGGATTAGCAAACTTAGTTCCAAAGCCAGAACCTGACCAGGGGTAAGCTGACACATAAGGTGAATTGTCGTGAGCAACAGCAACAGCAATACCATTAGGACTAAATGCTACGTTATATCCGCTGCCGGTAGGAAGGGTAGCAGGATTGCTATACTTGGTTCCAAAGCCTGAACCTGACCAGGGGTAGGCCGATACATAAGGTGAAGAGCCGTGAGCAACAGCAATTGCAGAGCCGTCAGAGCTGAACGCTACGCCCTGTCCGGTGCTGGTAGGAAGGGTAACAGGATTGCTGTATTTTGTTCCAAAGCCAGAACTTGACCATGGATAGGATGTTACATAAGGAGAAGTAAAGTGAGCAACAGCAATAGCATAGCCATTAGGGCTAAACGCTACGCCACCTCCGTTGCCGGTAGGGAGGGTGGCAGGGTTGCTGTATTTTGTTCCAAAACCAGAACTTGACCAGGGGTAAGCTGACACATAAGGCGAAGTGATGTGAGCAACAGCAATCTGCTGAAGTACTACGCCACCCACGGCAAACGATGCGCCACGGCCGGCACCGGTAGGGAGAATGGCAGGGTCGCTATACTTGGTTCCAAAACCTGAACTTGACCAGGGGTAGGCTGATACATTAGGTGAAGTAGCGTGAGCAACAGCAATAACAGAGCTGTCAGGGCTGAACGCTACGCCAATTCCGTTGCCAGTAGGGAGGGTGGCAGGATTGCTATACTTGGTGCCAAAGCCTGAACCGGACCATGGATAGGTTGATACAAAAGGCGTAGTGATATGAGCAATAGCAATAGCGGAACCATTAGGGCTAAACGCTATGCCATATCCGCTATTGGCAGGAAGGGTTGCAGGATTGCTATACTTGGTTCCAAAACCAGAACCTGTTGACCATGGATAGGCTGATACAAAAGGTGTGAGGTCGTGAGTAACAGCAATAGCAGAGCTGTCAGGGCTGAACGCTACACTACGTGTGGTGCCAGCAGGAAGGGTAGCTGGGTCGCTATACTTAGTGCCAAAGCCAGAACCTGACCAGGGATAGGCTGATACACAAGGTGTAGTGTCGTGAGCAATAGCAATAGCAGAGCCGTTAGGGCTGAATGCTACGCCATTTCCGCTGCTAACAGGAAGCGTAGCAGGATCACTATACTTGGTCCCAAAACCAGAACCTGTTGACCATGGATAGGCTGATACAAAAGGTGAAGTGGTGTGAGCAACCGCAATAGCAGAGCCGTCAGGGCTGAACGCTACGCCATTTCCAACTCCAGTAGGAAGAGTAGCAGGATTGCTGTACTTGGTTCCAAAACCTGAACCCGACCAGGGGTAGGTTGACACAAAAGGTGTAATGTTGTGACTAACAGCAATAGCGGAACCATTAGGGCTGAACGCTACGCCCATTCCGTTACCGGTAGGAAGGGTAGCGGGATTGCTGTACTTGGCTCCAAAACCTAAACTAGACCAAGAATAGGCTGATACAAAAGGTGTCGTGTTGTGAGAAACAGCAATAGCGCGGGCGGGAGAGGCCGTGGAAACCTGGGCTGAAGCTGAGCTAAACATCAGAGATACACCTGACCTGCGTTTGACCCCCACCAATACGTCCCATCAGCGGTGAAGACATACTTGTCCCCCTTGCTGGCGGTAGCCGTAATTGTTGGCGCCGTGGAAGATGGCCACTTCACAGACGCAGGCCAGGTTGCAGTCCTGCTACCTGTAGCGTCCTGCTTCAGAAACAGCGTGAACGATTTCCCTGCCGTAGCCGTTGGGAAGGTGAACGTGCAGTTGCCCGTCAGCGTCAGAATTTGCAGCGTGCCGTTGAGAAGAGAAATCGTGTAGGCCGTGCTGGTGTTGGCCGTTACCGTCTCTTCCGTATAGCCATCAGTAACGGTCATCCCCGAAATAATCGGCTGCACAACCGTATTGTAACCAAATGCAGAAGAGACCGTTGGCATTTTAGTAGGCTCCACCATACGCTGTGACCTGCAACGCAGTGCCAGCCGCAGTGGTAGTCACCGTCGTGCTGGCATACAAAGCAAATGCAGCAGGCAGCACCAGCGATGCCGGGAACGTGTAGGTCGTGGTGAAAGACGCTGCCGTTGTGCTTGGAGTCACTGCTGTAACCGCAATTTCCAAAATCATAAAAGCAGTCGTGCCGTCCCACATCCAGATATTAACAAGCTGAGCTGCGTTTACGGTGCTGATGCTCGTGCCAACGGCGTTCACCTGAATGGAGTCAATCCTTAGTCCATTGGTGGAAACCGGAACAAAAGCTATGATGTTAGCTCCAGCAAGCGATGCTGTGGCCGTTGGGGCGCGGGTAGTACACGCTGTCTGCGCAGCAAGCGTGAGTGTTTTGGCATACGGTGTTTGCGCAAAGATTGGCGTCGCGGTGACGGGCATGGTCAAAATCCTCCAAAGTTAAGCGCGGTGTATATCTGCGCACCTGCGGGAGCGGCAACGGCCGCAGCTACAAAAGATAGAGTCCCAGCGCCGTCAGTTTTAACGAGCTGACCTGCGGTTCCGTCTGCGGTTGGATACAACAACCCCGCCGGGTTGTTAATCAGGCGCGTGACTGTGCCGCTGGCGTTCTCAGCGAACAACGCCATATCCGCATTATTGATGTTGATCGCAAGCTCACCCGGCGCAAGATTGGCGGTCAACGGAACCGCTGCGGCAGTCGTTGTGCGGTACAATTGTATAGGCGTGTATCCACTGGCGGCCATCATATCACCTCAGGTTTTCAAGTTTATAGAGGGTTTTCATGTGGAGAGCAGTAAGATCATCGATCAGGTTTTCCAATGCCGGAACATCCTTTGCGATCTCAGCCCTGTTCGCAACGAGCCAAAGCATCTCATCCTTGACTAACTCTGTAGCGTTCTTGTTCTCATCCGGCAAGTTTTCCACCAGCCCAAACCCGCCCTGGTAGGCTTCCACGATCTTGTCCAACTTGTCTATGATCCCCTCATAGTAGTGGCCAAGCGCCTTGTGTTCAGAATACGAATCAGTCGCCCAGTGCCGCATGTGCGCCTGATCGCGGGCCTTGAAGATGCGAACAATCAGCTCTTCCAGCATCAGAACGTGCCCCCATCAAGACTGCCCCAAGCTGGCGCGCTGGCTCCGGCTGAAGTTAAAATCTGTCCGGCAGTGCCAGCGGCCGTGTAATCGTGAGCCGTGCCTGTGCCGTAACCTGCGCCGCCAGCAGTGGCGGTGGCAGTTGAATTAGTGCCGCCGTTGGCGATAGGTAGAGTCCCCGTAACGCCCGCCGTAAGGCTGACCTGCTGGAAAGTCGGCGCAGCGGCAGAGTTGGCAATCAACGCATACCCAGCCGTTCCGGCAGCCGTTGCATCAGGTGCAGCGCCCGCGCCACCGCCATAAACAACGCCATACTGCGTCAAGGCCGCAGAGGTCGCCCATGTGGTGCCCGAACTGAAGTAGGGAATGCCGCCAGAAGTGCCCGCTACAGTAAGGGCAAGCGTGCCTGTAGACGTGATCGGCGAGCCCGACACAGCGACAATGCCGCCAGTAAACGTCTGAGCAACACTGGTTACACCCGTCACCGGCGCTGCCGCCCATGACGCGGTGGTTCCGTTGGAGGTGAGCAAGTAGCCGTTGGAGCCGATCGCCAACCGGCTTGCCGTGTTAACACCCGTCCCAAGGATCAAGTCGCCAGCCGTGGTAACAGGCGACAGAGCGTTGAACGCCGCCGAAGCCGTTGTCTGGCCAGTGCCGCCGTTGGCAACCGCCAACGTCCCCGCCAAGGTTACCGCACCCGATGTCGCCGTGCTCGGAGTAAACCCAGTGGTTCCTGCGTCGAATGTCGTCACACCCCCGGAGGCGCCGCTTGAGGCCAAAGTAATCCGGCCCTGCTGATCAACCGTCAAGTTTGTGTTTGTGTAAGCGCCTGGCGTTACCGCCGTGTCGGCAAGAGAGACTGTGCCGGTGGTTGTAATCGGGCCGCCCGTCAGGCCTGTGCCGGTCGCAACTGACGTAACGCCGCTTCCAGCTACGATAGCTCCCCACGCGCCGTTGGCGTATCCCTCAAACGTGGCAGTGGACACGTTGTATCGAAGGTTACCGTCGGTAGACGTACCCCGTTGGCCGGTAGTGCCGGACGGCACAATAACTCCGCCGCTGCCCGGCAAGACAGGGTTCGTAGCTATAGCAATCGTTGGACCAGCCGAGATTGTGATCTGATTGGCTGTTCCTGTTACGGAAGGCACATTTGCAGGCGTGGTGGTTGCCGTGGCCAAGCGACCGTTTGTGTCAACCGTAAAAACAGGGATGTTCGTAGAGTCGCCGTAAACGCCAGGGGTCACGCCAGTCGCATCAAGTTGCGTGCCGCCAATACCAGCAACAGCAACGCTGAGCGTGACGTTGCCCGAAAGCGCACCGCCGCCAGCCATGCCCGTTCCGGCAATGACTTGCGTCGTAATCGGCACACCGGCAACCGAAAGCAAGTCTCCAACGCGGATTTGATAATTATTGCCCTGGTAGACAATCATCATCAAGCTGTCGGGATCGGCAACCGGGGCAACCGGAAGCTGGGTAACTCGCGTGGGGATCAGATTGCTGGGTACGTTAGTCATCCATCAGATCTCCAAATACTCATCACCGTCCTCGGTGATAATGAACTCGTCGCCTGCCTCCTGTATAAGGCCCGCCGGGTGCGTGTTTACGGGCGTGTCCGGCCGAACGAACGGCAGAACAATCTGATCCGGCGCCCGAGGCGCAAGCCGATACGGATCGTATTGGTCCGTATCAGCGTCGCACACCATCAAATTGGGGTAATTCGGGTCTGGGTGAAGCTCCGCAAGCAGCATTTTACGGGAACAGCGAGCGCAGATGCCAATCCCGTAAGTCGGTTGCCCCCTGACATCGAGATACACACTCACCTGGTATAAACCCCAATGCCGGGGTTAATCTGGATCGGGGAGCCGTCGTTGTCTCCGTCCCAAGCTCTTTGCACCGTCATTGCGGCGCGCCCCTCAAGCACAGGCAGCAAGGCCATATCAACCGCCGGCGTCTCAGCCGCTACCTTTGCCGCCAGTCCGTTTACGATAGCCTCCAGCCACCGCTGCGGGATTTCAACCTCCTGCCGAAGGTTCTCGGTGTCCATGATCTGGCGATGGCGCCATACGATCAATTGCGCCTCTTCCGCAGCAAGAAACGGAGCTGGCCAGATGTTCACAACCGGCTCAGGGATATCGCGCTGGAACCAATAACTGTTTGGCCTGCCCGGGAAAACCTTATTGCTTTGCTGCACGTAGGTGTCCCGGTTCAGCAAACCAAGAGGGATTTCCTGCGGCATGTTTCCCAAGGTGATTACGGAATACAAGATTGGGTTTGTAGCCGTGATCCTGAAATATTGATACGCCAGCGCCCCGGAAATGTCCGTCCAGGTGATTTCGCCAGACGCCGCAACAACCGCGCTGGAGCCGACCGTCGTCCACACAGTGCCATTGGTGCTGACCTGGAAGGTGATAGGCACCGAAGCCCCAGACCATTTTACGCCGATAGTGTCTACAACAGTCTCGCTCGTGAAATTAACTGTGTAGGCCAGCGAAGTGGATACGGTTGCGCCCGTTACCAACTGCAATGTTCTGTAGTTCATGTTCAGAACATCAACCGGCCCAGCGGCAGGGTGACAATCGGCTGGTTCTCATACAGCGGCAGAATCAGCTTCTCAATGCACCAACTCGGCGTTTTTATGTTCGCCAGCTCAGAAAGCATGAGACCGAGCGACTCAAGCGCATAAGTCTGCATTTCGGCGCTGATGGCCTGAGCGGGCAAGCGGCACCGGCGAAAGGCGTGATCAACAACCTTCAGCGCGTTAAATGTGGTGCCGCTGATGCTGCCAGAAAAAGCCATTTTTTCAGCCCCGGTCAGGTCTCGGACGGCGGCTGGTTCAGCACGCCCGGTGAGACATTGTAATTAAAGAAGCATCGCGCGGCAATTACTTCTTTTTGCTGACCTTCCCGCCAGCGCGGGCAGCCATCTGCGGGGGCATCTGACCAGGGGGCGGACGCTGCATCGCCATCTGCGCCGCTATCTGCTCAAGCCCAGGACGACCCGCCATCTGCGGGGGCATACGACCGGGCATTCCGCCCTGCGGCGCTTCACGGCCCTCCTGGGCACGCATCGCCTCCCTCACCAAGGTCCGCTGAATATCAGGAGGAATCCCCGGCTTACCCGCGCGAGCAGGCCGACGCATAATAGAATCACCACGAGCAGCCGCTGCCATAGCCTGCTGAAGCTCGCGAGGAATCTTGCCTTCGCTAGCCATCATAGGACCGCCGTCAGCATACTTCTTGACGTCGCCGCCCCCGCGAGTAGGCCGACGCGTCATAGAATCGTTGCGAGAAGCCGCCGCCTTGGCCTGTTGAAGATCGCGAGGAACCTTGCTTTCGCGCTTAGGAGCAGAA